TTATTAATGGGTGGAACAGCGCAAGCATTTATTCAGCAAAACCATGATGCTCATATTGCATCTCACGTTAACTTGTTGAACATGCAGCCAGTTCAAATGAACGCTCAGATTCAAGCCAACATACATTCGCATATCATGCAGCATCTACAAATGAAAGCTGACTTGATCGCGCAACAACAGATGCCGCCCGAGGCTATGCAGCAATATCAACAATTGCAGCAACAAGCCCAACAATCCACACCTGTTGACGCGGCGGCGCTCAATCAACAAGCCAACGAAATACTGGCGCAGTTTAGCTCGCCAATAATGACCGATCTAATGGCCCAGTTTGCTCAGCAAGTAGCAACTCCGCCGCAAGAAGATCCGTTGGTAGCAATTAGAAAACAAGAGCTAGCACTCAAAGGTCAAGAGTTACAACAAGATAAAGAACAGTTTGCCGTTAAAGAGCAAATGCGTGCAGATGAAAAATCCCGACAAGATCAAATAGACCGAGAACGTATTGACGCTCAGCGAGATATTGCTAGAATGAAGGACGATACGACTCAAGATAGACTTGACCAGCAAAAAGAACTAAAATTAATTGATATCGGTCTAAAACAGTTCGATCAATTTAGGTAAACAAATGGCTAAAAATATAAAAGTAGACAAAAACAAACTTTCATACAGCAACAAAGGAACTGTTCCTTCTAAAACAGATGCAGGAACTTTTGATGCTAATACCTCTCCAAAACCTGGAATGGGTAAAGGCAAAGCAAGAGGCATGGGCGCTGCTGAGTTTGGCGGTAAGTTTTCTGGCATTTATTAATGTCAACAATTTGGGTAGCTAACCAATTAAAAAAAAGGCTACAGGAGAAGAAAGACGACACCCAGAGTCAAATACTCAATGGTGCGCAATCTTTTGAAGATTATCAATATCTACGTGGACGTTACAATTCCCTCGTTGACGTAGAACAAGAACTTAGGGAATTGCTAAAAAGGATAGAAGAAGATGACGACGAACAAAGTGCTAGTACCTGACCATATTGCAGCTGAATTAGAAAACGACAAAGCCGCAGAAACCCAAAAAGAAGAAAGTAATTCCGAAGTTGACAAAGCTTTTGTCAGCGCAGAAGAACGTGTTTTAGATCCTACCCTAGTTGATAAAACCTTAATAGAAAGAATGCCAAGTCCTTCTGGGTGGAGAATGTTAATTCTTCCTTACAAAGGCAGAGGTGTAACCAAAGGTGGCATTCACCTAACCAAAGAGGTAGTTGACAAAGAAGCCTTGGCCTCAGTGGTTGCGTATGTAATTAAAATGGGTCCGCTGTGTTACAAAGACAAAGACAAATTTGGAGACACACCTTGGTGTGAAGAGAAGCAATGGGTGCTAATTGGTCGGTATGCTGGAGCTCGCTTTAAGTTAGGCGATGATGCAGAATGCCGTATTATTAACGACGACGAGGTTATCGCGACCATTCAAGATCCCGATGATATCGTCACGCTATAAACGTGAGGAGGACTCATGCTAGAAGAAGAAAAAAATCAAGCTCCAGAAGAGGAGATTGAAGAAGGTGAGGTTGTAGAACTTGATGTTCCAGAGGAAGATCAAGAAGCGCAAGCTGCCGTAGAAGATGTTTCTGAAGAAGAAACAAAAAAAGATGAAGAGCAAGACGAATTAGAAAACTATTCAAAAGGTGTTCAAAAACGTATTGCTACTTTAACTAAAAAAATGCGTGAGCAAGAGCGTGCAGCTCAATCTGCTTACGAGTATGCAAAAAACTTACAAGCTGAAAATGAAAATTTAAAAAGCAGTACGTCGCAACTAAACCAAAGCTATTATGGCGAGGCTGAAAACAGATTAAAATCTCAAAGAGCTCAAGCCAATACAGTTTTAAAAGGTGCTTATCAAGAGCAAGACTGGGACAAGGTAACAAAAGCCCAAGAAATTCTTGACAAGATTACTGTTGAAGAAAGTAAGTTAGCTAACAACAGAATGCAAATCGAAAGAGAGCCTGTGGTTCAAAATGTTCCACAAGAACAAGCATTTCAACAACAAGTTCAAGCTCCGCCTGCGCAAGCAGACCCTGCGGCAGAAGGCTGGGCGCAAAAAAACGAGTGGTTTGGTCAAGACGAAATAATGACTTTAGCCGCTTTTAACATTCATCAGAAATTAATTGAGGAAGAAGGGTTTGATCCTAGCGACTCAATGTACTATGATGAGATAGACAAACGTATTAGAGTCGAATTTCCACATAAGTTTAACGACGGTGGAGAAGCAAAGCCTAAAGCGAAGATGCAACAAACTGTTGCTCCAGCTGGACGGTCAGAAGGCTCTGGTAAAGGTAAGCGACAAGTCAGACTAAGCAAAAGCGAAGTCGAAATGGCCCGTCGTTTAAATGTACCAGTGCAAGAATACGCTAAGCATATTAAAAGGTAATAAATATGGCTGATAACAAAGAAACTGATAACAGAACTCCTCGTTCTGCCGATACTCGAGCTGATATGAACGCTCGCAAACCATGGCGTCCCCCATCTATGTTGGAGACACCACCTGCACCTGAAGGTTATACCTATAGGTGGATAAGAGCCGAAATTGTCGGTCAGGAAGATAAAAAGAATGTAATGTCTAGGTTACGTGAGGGCTTTGAGCTCGTACATGCCAGTGAGATTGGAGACTTTGAACTTCCTTCGATTGATGATGGAAAGCACGCTGGTGTTGTATCCGTGGGTGGTTTGCTTTTGGCAAAGATTCCAAACGAAACACGTGACGAAAGAAACGCCTATTTCTCAGACCGTGCTCAACAGCAACAAGAAGCTATTGATAATGATCTAATGAAGGAATCTGATCCAAGTTCTCCGATGTTAAAACCTCAGAGAACATCAAGCGTAACTTTTGGTGGCGGTGAAAGAAATTAATTCTTATACCGTCTAATAAAAATTTAATTTAAAGGTAATAATATGTCTAATCAAAATGCACCTTTCGGATTAAAACCAGTAGGAACAGTTGGTTCGGGCTACAACAGTGAAGGAGTAACCGAATACAAAATTGCCTCTGGTGCATCTGGAAACATTTTTTCAGGCGACCTAGTCAAGATGACAAGTGCAGGAACTATTTTAGTTGCTGGCGCTACAGATAATCCTGTGCTAGGAGTCTTTAGAGGATGTCAATTTACAGATTCAAGCGGAGATACGATTTTTTCACCGTATTGGCCAAATGGAACTGTGACATCTGATGCGGTGGCATTCGTAGTTGACGATCCTAATGCTCTGTTTCAAGTTCAATCAGCTGCTACTGGTTCAGTAGTGCAGACAGTCGTTGGTAACAACGCTGACTCTGCTTATACAGCAGGTTCAACAATAACAGGCATCTCAGCTCTTGAAATTAGCGGCACTACTGCTGCTACTTCAGCTCAGTTGAGAATTGTGGGTATTTCTACTGACCCTGAAAACAGCACTTTAGGTACTGGTTCAGCTTCAGCTAATGTCAATATGATTGTTAAAATTAACGAGCACTTCTATGCTCAAGTAACAGGGGTATAACTAATGGCTATTAATAGATCCCAATTAGCAAAAGAACTAGAGCCTGGACTTAATGCCCTTTTCGGCATGGAGTATGCAAGGTACGATTCTGAACACGAAGAAATATTTGAGACTGAGACTTCAGATAGAGCATTCGAAGAAGAAGTAATGATTGTTGGTTTTGGAAACGCTTCAGTTAAAGCTGAAGGAGCTGGAGTATCGTTTGATAACGCTACTGAAGGCTTTACATCGCGTTACAACCATGAAACTGTTGCTTTAGCTTTCGCTCTTACAGAAGAAGCGGTTGAAGATAATCTTTACGATAGACTTGGTTCAAGGTATACAAAAGCCTTGGCTAGATCTATGGCAAATACTAAGCAAATCAAAGCAGCATCTGTTCTTAACAATGCGTTTGCAGCTGGTGTAACTGGTGGTGACGGTCAACCTCTTGTTTCTACTGCTCACCCTTTAGCTGGCGGCGGAACTGCAAGTAACAGGCCAACTACTTATACAGACCTTAACGAAACTTCTTTAGAAGATGCGTTG